ATAAATCCAATTAGGCGGAACACCAGTTTAGTGTCCTTATGGAGGATTTTTCAACTTTTCTTTCCTCCTAGCATCAAAATGCTATCCACGTCAATTCGCAGAATAAGCGGTTGAATTAATTCAACGCTAGTACTAGAATATGGATAAACTTAAATAAAGTCTTCGTATCTAGTGTTATCGAAACTGTAATTTTTATGTTCAACATTGTTTTAATTATTAAAAGTAAATATTAAAACACCTAATTGAATCGAGACAAATATAGATATATAAATTTAATTATAAAGAGAATGACAAAAAAATTGTAGAAAGTATTTTTTGAATGCTGATTGGTGGTCTCTGCCCTGTCAAGTGCAATTCTATAAAAAGTTGAGCTACAGTTCGGTTTAATAAACATAAGAAAATAGCTCAAACCACGAAAAAATTGAATATAGCTCATGAGTATGAAAGATTATAGGACAAATCCCCAATGTTCTTCAATGTATCAAAGACACAGAAGGAAGAACAGGAAAAATCAAAAATAATCATTTTGGGAGTAAATATGGAAAGGGCGAGGGGAACAGGGGGGCGGATATGTTTTTGACTGGGAAAGAAGGTTATTCAATTGGAAATATGTAATTTTGCGATAAAGAGTTTGTGCCATCATGTCTAAGGGAAGAAACAAAAGATTGATATCGCTGCGCGATGAAACGCTGATACGCCGATATTACTACTGGACGGAGATCGAGCGCCGGCGGTTTGACGATGCCCTGAAGATCCTCTCCGAACAGGAGTTCTTCATCTCGGAAGCCCGCATCATGGCCATCATCCGTCAAAACTGCGACAAACTGACCGATATCGAAGTGAAACCGGTTCCGAAAGTTCGCAAGCCGCGGATCAACGCCCGTCAACTTACGCTCTTCCCCGGTGGATAGCCAGTATCAGGCCGGTTCTTCATCCATGATACATTCGTAGGTACTCTCATACACTTTGATGGCTCCCGGCAATGAATACCAGCGCGACCCGGTGCGTTCCAATTCCGTCGCCTTTTTCGATTCCACATGCCGTACAATCTCATGCAACCGCTTGAACATTGCGATACGTTCCGCCACCTTACCGGCCGTTCCACTCGTGTAATGGGTGTCATCAAAGCAGTCGATGCAGAGCTTCACGGTGATCTGGGCCGTTCCACGCTGGTAATCGTCGGTGACTGTCTCCCAATCCACCTTGTCCACGCTGATCAGCACACAGGGGAACGTGACCGGGTAGGTATCTTCGTCGGTCTGCAGTTGCCCGTAATCTTCATCCACTAAAGTCAGTTCAAGCATGCCGTCAGCTACGGCAGTTTGTATCAAATTGAATAATTCTTCCATTCTAAAAGTCTCCTATCAATTTTTTAAGTTCCTTTTCAGTGTATTCGTTTATCTTTTGTTGCAACTCTTTGCTGTGCCCCATGAACTTGCGTTGCGGGATATGTACCCGTGAAGTCTGTTTGGGGGTCAGGGCGAGCCTTTTCCACATCCAATCTGCCGGGTTCATGGCAGACTCTTTACGTTTGCGCACTTTGGGCGAATCGCCTTTTTTGATTCCGGCGGCTTCGAAGAAACGGTGCCAGGCATAGCGTCTCATGCGTGGGGTGATCCGGTGGGTGACCACTCCTCCGTTGTTGTGGATGGGGGCGTATTTCACCTCGTTCGAGACGATGACCTTACCGGCACCGGCCTTGTAGGTGAATCCGCCATAGAGGTTGTTGCTGCCGCTCAGCAAGGGGGTACGGTTGTAGTAGGCAGCCTTGCCACCCTGTTCCTGCCGGCGTGTCTGTTTCCATTTCTGGACCGAACCGTTATCGCACCAGCCTCCCTCACGGAAGTTGCGCTTGAAATGACTGATCGCCATTTCGCCCACCCGCTTCGGCCATCGGCTGTCGCGGAAAGCAACAAGGGCGGACTTCTTTTGTTCCAGTTTGCGAACTAGTTGGTTTAAATCCATGAGAATTTTGATTGATGAATGATGACTTGTAAATTATATTGTTACCTTTGCAAAAAGAAGAGTGATCGATTGTACTGGGTTGGATTGCATATCCTTCGCTAAAGGCTTTCGGTCACTCTTTCTTTTTTATCTTTTCGACAATGGAATAAAACATTAATTCTCCAGTTTTTAATTCCCGTATTACTACGTAAGAAGGTTCATTGTTGATCTCTATCTTATAATAATGATATCCTTTTACCATTTGGTTATCCTTGACATCCGGATCAAAACGGACATAGTTCCCCTTTTCCAGTAACGATTTGATATACCTTACTGCCTCATTCTTTTCCAGTAAATACTTATGAGGCTGGTTCAATGCCTCCTTGATCCCAGTCGAGGTGAACGAGATGGGCATATCCAAGCCCGGAACGGACATCTGTTTCCCGATCAGGTTTTCCTTGGCCCACTCGCGTATTTCCGCTCGTTGGCGTTTGATATCCTCTTTGAATACGTAGCCGTTTCCGAAAATCGTCTGTTCGGTTATGAGCCTCTCCACCGCCTCTCTTGCTCCCTCGTATCCATTTTTGATATAGGGGTGCGAATCGCTGAAGAGCCTGGCATCTTTGGCGGGGTTATTGTCGAGTCCGGGGCTGGGACGGTCGGCTTCGCCACCTTCGGGCGGGTTCGCGGTCGGCTCTTCGTCTGTAGCCTCCAGGTCGCACTTGCAGTTCCATCGGTCACCCGGACGGTGCTTCGACCAGAACGGATCGTCGATGAGCCGGACGGTGTTCCAGAACACACGGTGGTCCTCGCCCGGATGAATGCTTGTACTTTCGATCCATTTGAGGCAAGGCAGATCCTCCCGGTTCGCCTCGAAACGCCGCCACTGCACCGCCTGGCGTGCCCGATTGACCGCCGTGGCATATTCCGTCTGCAGCCATGCCTTGAGGTGTGTCGGAGCGATCAGCGTCCGCACATCGTAGGCGAACCGTTCGAACGGCTTCAGCTCTCCCTTTTCATCCAAGAGCTGACGGGCAATGTCGTTCTGCAGACGGTGGGTGCGAAAGGCGGCAAAGACACCGTTGTTGTAGCGAAGCTCCCGGTAAAATCCACGGTCATCCTCATTGAATCCCGCCAACCGGATTCCTTTGTCGGTAGCCTTGTTGAAGCTGCGCCAGAACTCATGCCAGGGGGCAAGGGCAATGTCGTTCACCACATCGACCTCCTTCAGATAGATATTGCGTATCAACTCCTCCAACACTTTGTTGTTGAAGACAAAAGCCTCTTCATCACCGCTATCAATGATCGGTTCGTCACACTCATAGTAGAGCCAGTTCATCACCAGTCTAAAGCCCCCTTGCCGGTCGCTTCGGGGGCCTCTCCGAAAAAACGGCTCAGCAGGTTGGCAAAGGTATGTTTCTTGTTACCCCCGTTTGTTTTTGTTCTTTTTGATTTATTGTCGGGGAGCAGAGGATCTGCTGTCGGTATTGCTTTCTGTTCCCTTTTTTCGGCCATCTGCCGGTCGTAGTCCTTCGGCATGTTCAGTCCAAACTCTTCATATAACTGGCCATGATCGAGAGGCAAACCCAAAGCGCTGAGCTTCGAGATAATCTCGACACGACTTTTTGGATCGGTGTTTTTGGGTGAGACAAACGAGAATTTCCCTCCACGCACGTGATAGCCGAACGACTCCAGCAGGTCGGTCATCTGATAGTTGAGCACATTCATCACGAACCGCTTGTCCTGCTCCAGCAGCAGGTCTTCCGCTTTCTTTTGTACCGTACCGAGAGCCTGGGTTCCCTTTTCTCCCGCTTCAGTGGTCAGCGTATTGCCTAAGATGTGTTTTGAGATCTCCTGATTGCAAAACTGTGCCAGTCCCTTATAAAGATCAGATGTCCCGCTCTTGCTGCCGATATCATGCAGTGTGAGGTTGCTTCCCTCCGGATGCAGAAAAACAGAAGCCCCCCCGCTATCAAAAATATCATTGATAAGGTTGTATCGTTGTGAGTCGTCACCGGCATTGTAGGTGTATTCGCGGATGGGTTGACCGAACAGTTCGGCAAACTGCGACCAGTCGGCCACATCCCCCCGTTTATAAAGCACCCAGGGAATATCTTTCACCAGATCGCCTAAAGCTCGCGGTTTACCCACGAACAGCAGATCGTCATAATCGTCCCATCGGGTACCGTGAATATCAGTCTGCATCCGGAGGATCAGTTGTCGGACCGGCTCCACGTGTTTGCGGGGGATCAGATCATATCCGAGCCATCCGTCACTCTCTTTGCGGAACTGGAAGAGCGAAAACCCCCAATGACCGGTATCAAGCAGGTCGTTCAGAAACTCGTAAAACCAGGGTGATTCGAGCAGGTCATTAATCGTCTGATCGGGCGAACCGTTACGGCTGAATTCGATCTTTGCCGACAGTACGGCCGATTTGCGTTTGCCGATCACGCTGGTGAGGTGCGTATCCATCAGGATGGATTCGTAGAGGTCGTACAATTTTACCCGGTTAGGGAAATCTATCCGGTCGGCTTCGTTGACTGCCTTTTGGAAATGCTCGATCTCGCGATTCCATCTGACAGCCTGGGTTATCAATATAGTGTTGCCTCCGGCAGGCTGGTTGAAAAAGCCTCCTGAGGTGATTTGCCTGTTCTTCTTTTTTCGGCTCATGTTTTATTGCTTTTAAATTCGATTTACACCATGTTTAAATCAGATCAGAAACGGGTCGATCGTTTCGGGTTGCTTTTCAAAAAGAAAGGGGACTGCTGCAGATCATCTTCTAAAAGAGGCGCCCCGTTAATACTGACTGATCCTTTTTGAACTCCTTTCATCCATTCGACGGCACGCTCGTAGCGGTTCTGCCTGATGCCGTTCGTTAATTTTTGCGGATTGCCGACCGAGTAAATATGATAGGTCGCAATGTCAAGGCACATCATCAGCACTAACGGATGTCGTTCAGTTCCACGGGCGGAGAAAATATTTTCCACGTCATAGCGGGCGGACAGGTATGATTTCATCTCTGCGATGGCCCGGTCTTCGCAAATATCCAGGATCGAATTGTCGCCACGGGTCAATGAGTCTATAATGTCGCGATGTACGGTAGCATCATAGTCTTCAGGGTCAATAAAATGCGTCATAGTCTATATTTGTTTTTAGCGCGGAAAGCCCTTGCCGGAATCGTCAGCGGTGGAGCCATACGCTGTATTTTATGATCTATAATTCGTTTTCCACCCTCCACACAGTCCGGACCGTCGGCGGGAAACTTCAGTTGCAGGGTAAACAACAGGAACTGGTCGGCGAGCCGCTGCATATGAGGGTTTTCCTTTTCCGCCACATTGAGCACCAGGCGTCCTTCACGGTTGACCGGTTCCAGATTGGCCTCGATACGGGTTGCCTTGTCTGTCTTCTTCTCTTCATCCGGAAGAATAGATATATTTTTACCATGCTCCTTGCGCTTGTCTGAAAGCAACGGAATAAAGACCTGCTTAAAAAAAGGATCTTGTAAAGAGTTGTTTTCTATATAGCAGTAGAGCGGAACTTTCCCTCCCACATAATCATCAAGCAGGAAATACCAGTCGATGAAATCCGAATTAAGTCCACGATCCAAAAAACCTTTGATCACGTAATAGACCCCGTCCAGCTCGCCAATGAGCCATAGCGCTTTAGTGGAACTTTTCTTTGATCTGTTTTCTCCCGGAGCCGGGTCACCGTAGGCCACTAAAAATTTGAATTTACTGAGCGGCGGGATTTTGCCCCATGTCAGTTCCTTAAAGACTTCCCCCTCACTTACCGGGTTGTTGAAGTATTCGGTCTGCTGGGCGGATGCACTGATCTTGGACAATGTTTCATCGATAGCCTCTTCGCTGTTTTTCTCCGGCCAGGTGCTACGCCCCTCCTTGTCACGGATATTGACGATATCCCAATGGTCGGCGATCGCTCCGGCACGGGTCACGCAGCAATCCTTGGCGATGATATTCCCACAGAAAATCACCAGTACGGGCACAGCCGGGTCGCGAGTCCCGTAGACCGCTTTTTCCCAGAACTTCCACATGTCGTTCACACGGTCAGGATTGCGGCAGGCTTCATCAGTGTCGAAGTCGTCGACCAGCAGCACATCCGGCCGGTACTGCTTGTTGCGTGAACCACGGGGTGCATTGCCATAGCCGATGGCACGGAACGCTGCGTCATTCTTGGTGACAAACTCCTCTTCCGTCCATTTGTTTATACCCACCTGTTCGCCATAGTAGGCACGGATACGCGGATTGTTTTCCAGTTCCTTTTTGTAAGGATCCAACAGCCGTTTTGCTGCATCCTGCGTGGCAGAGGTCATCATTACATTGTGTTTGCGCAGGGTCAGCACCAAGAATAATACAATGAACATGACAATCGTGCTCTTGGCAAGGCTTCGTGCCCAGCTCAGAACTTCATACCATTCGTCATGTTTCAAGCACCGATTTATGGCACGGATATGGAAAGGGGCGAATTGGCTCTGTGCGTATTCAGGGAAGAAATACTGTATCCACTCGATCGGATGAGCCTCCAGATAAGCCTTATGCTTCTCCAGCTCGGTCCTGTTCTTGTGCTCCATAGGCAGGTCGGCCATGAGGTCCTGATAGAACGACTCCCACCTGCGCAGGGCTTCCCTTTCCTCGGCAATCATATCGCACTACGGATAAAACGGTCCCACAACTCACCGAACTCCTTTGCCTTGTTGATATCGACAGCCCGCAGCCACACCAAAAAGCGGGTTCCGGCGCTCACGAGGTCTTTCAGTCCGGCATCTTTCTCCAATTTGTCAATCGCAGCTGACAGTTTCGCGATGGTGGCCGCCTCGGTTGTTGTTGCATAGCGTTCACCCACGGGGCGTTCACCGATCACCCGGTTCACCTCGGCAATCTGTCGTTGCAGGTTCATGATCTGCTGTTCGCGCGTCATGGTTATACCGGCTTTCAGTTCCTCCCATTTACCGTCGGCGATCCATTTGCCCACAGTCCGCCGGCTCACGCCCACCTTTTCCGCAATTTCCTGTTGCGTCAAGTTCTCGCGCAGGTAGAGCACCCCGGCATATTCTTTCTTTTGTGAATTGGTTAGTTCTGCCATAACATTCTTTTTTAAGCAAAATTGCCCCTAAAACAGCTTGTTCGCAAATCCTTTTTTTATGCTGATGTTTTATTTTAATATAGTTGATTTATAAAGTTTTATCATAAAAATACGATTTGCAAGGCTTTGTTTTATCTTTCAATTTTGTGTCAAAACAAGTGCGAAATGACAAAACAGTTTTTCAATATGATCGCATCGAAAGACGGCACAGCCTGTATTCTTCTATATGGCGCTATCGGCAGTTGGGACGATGCGGATGTGCGTAGCGGTGACATCGTGCGCGAGTTGATGGAAATCGAGGGTTCCTACAACAAGATAGACGTTCGTATTAACAGCATGGGTGGTGAAGTATATGCAGGTATTGCGATCTTCAATGCGATCCGTAACACCGCAGCCGACATTACAATTTATGTGGATGGTATAGCGGCAAGTATGGCGAGTGCGATTGCCTCCTGTGGCAAACCTGTTTATATGAGCCGGTATGCGCGACTGATGATCCATGGCGTATCGGGTGGTTGCTACGGCAGCAAAGAGGATATCCGCCGGTACATCGAAGAAATGGAGTCGCTGGAAAAAACACTTACTCATATATACGCCAAGCGAACCAACAAGACTGAAGAGGAAATCAAACAACGGTTTTTCGATGGGCACGACCATTGGCTTACGGCAGATGAAGCATTGGCGGAAGGGTTGATCGATGGCATTTATGATGTCGATCCGATACCGCTTGACAGTACGCCGCGCCAGGTTTATGACATCTTGCAGAACCGACTAACTCCAAATAATATGTTGATAGATGAATTAAGAAAAAGACCGTCGTTTGCCGCAAAGACAAACGATGAAGAGGTGGTCGCCCATGTTGACCATCTGGTAAGCGAAGCGGGCAGAGTCTCCGGACTGGAAACAGAGAACACTGAGTTGAAAGCCCGTATCGCTGATTTCGAGAAAAAAGAAGCGGATGCGGCCGAGGCTGCCCGTAATGCGATGGTGGATGCTGCCGTGAAAGACGGACGTATCAAAGAAGTGCAACGGGAGGTCTACCTGAACTTGTTGAAGGCTGATCCTGTCAATGGAGAAGCTGCGTTGAAATCGCTAAAGCCGGTGCGCCGCGTGATGGACGACATCGTGGATAAAGGCGGTAAAGAAGAGAGCCCTTGGAAAAAACGAATGAAAGAAATTCAGGATAATTTAAAATAATTGCAGAATATGATTCAGATTAATGGAACAAACTATTCGGGTGAGGTATTAGAGATGCTGCTTACCCGTGCCGCCACCGGAAACGAACTGGTAGAAAAAGGACTGATCCACGTTGTACCGGAGGTGGCCAAGAAGTTTTCAATCCCCCGCCTGCGTACCGGCAAGATGCTGCAGAAACGCAAGGAGATGCCAACCGATTCGGACAGCAAGGGCAACTTCGATTATGACGAACGTGAACTGGTGCCGGTAGATTTCATGGCCTTTACGACCTTCAACCCGCGCACCTTCGAACAGATCTGGCGTCCCTGGCAGCCGAAAGGTAACTTGGTATTTGCCGAACTTCCGGCGGAAGGTCAAAACGCCCTGCTCCGCGAGTTGGCCAAGTCGGTGAAGTTTGAGTTGGGCTTCCATTTCGTAAACGGCGTGTATGGTGAAGATGACGACCATCTGTTCAACGGTATCGTAACCCGTATGTTGGCCGACCGTGATGTGGTAAGAGTTTCCTCGAAAGAGACAACAATGATCAAGAAGCTGAAAGCGGTCAAGGATGCTATCCCTGTTACACTGAGAAGCAATCCGGGTTTGCGTATCCTGATGAGCATCGCAGACTTCGATGCTTACGACGAAGAGTTGACACAGCAGCCGAACAAGGGGGCGAACTACACAGATATGAATGTGGAGCGTTATAAGGGGATCCGCATCATTCCGCTGGCCAACTGGCCCGACGGTTTGATCGTGGCTACGGTTTGCGGTATGGATTACGATACCAACCTGTGGGCGGGTGTCAACCTGGTGGACGACATGGATGTGATCCAGATCGACAAACTGACGAACGCCGGTGAAAAGTATTTCTTCAAGATGTTGATGAAAGCTGATACCAATATTGCTTGGGGTGAAGATGTCATCCTGTTGGATGGCCGTGTTGCCGCAAAAGCATCTGTATCTGGGACAACCATTACGATGAAGACTCCCGTAGAAACGGTAGAAGTGACACCGAGTGAGAATTCCACCTATTCCGTAACCGGTGACGGGGTAATCATCGGGGCTTCGTTGACACTGGCCAACAAGTCTGTTGACAAGAAAGCGACCATCGACGGCATTGATGTGAAAGGTGGCGAAACTGCCTCTTTGGGCTATGATGGTAAGAAATGGTTTAAATCCTGATCCCATGCCTTACACCTTGAAACTCTTGGTTATCCACTGCACCGCCACCCCTGCAGGCCGTGAAGTATCGGCGGAAGAGATCCGCCGTTGGCACACAGCCCCTCCAAATGAAGGAGGCCGCGGCTGGAAGCAGGTCGGTTATACCGACATGGTCCATCTGGACGGGACGGTGGAACGGCTGGTGGCAAACAACGAGGATGACGTGGTCGATCCGTGGGAGATTACCAATGGGGCAAAAGGGTATAACCGGACAGCCCGGCACATTGTGTACGTCGGCGGTGTAGAGCGTGACGGGAAAACTCCCCGGGACACCCGGACATCTGAACAAAGGGGAGCTCTGGAGGCTTACGTGAAGGATTTCCACCGCCGTTTTCCCCACGTGCGAATCGTTGGGCACAACGAGCTGGCGGCAAAAGCCTGTCCCAGCTTTGATGTACAAGAATGGCTTTTTAAAATAGGTATCAACAATAATTCAAATGTAAACGTATGAAAAGAATCAACGGGATATTCATTTCGCTCATCGGCATGCTCGCACTGTCGATGTCGCTCATGGCACAAGACGTCGCGACAGTGACGGACGGGGTGCCGGAAACAAACTACGAGGACCTTTTCGCCTCGCTGGCGGCTATCGTTGCCGGAGTACCGGTGATCGTCGAAGCGATCCGCGGCTTCTGGAAGTCGATGCCGGGATGGGTGGCAATGGCGCTCAACTGGGTATTGGGCGTCGGGATTTGCATGTTCGGCTGGTGGCAGGACTTGGGCTTCCTTGCCGACCTCGACTGGCAGATTGCCCTGATGTATGGCATCGGTGCCGGTATCGCGGCAAGCGGGTTTGCCGAAACCGGCCTGATACAATGGCTGATCTCGCTCTTCACCCGCAAGAAAAAGAAAGGGGCGTAGGCCATGGGATGGGACGCGCTTTTCGACTTCCTCGGTGCAGGAGGTGGATTGCTTATCCTGCTTCAGTGGCTTTCCGGCATCCCCCGGCGGAGGCTGGAGCTGAAAAGGGATCGTGAAAAGACGTTCCGCGAGCTCCTGGATGATGACATGGAGCAGATGAACGAATTGATGGAACTCTATAAAACGCTGCAAGATGAAAACATCCAGATCCAAAACAGAGTGTCGGCCCTTGAAAGGGTTGTGTTACTTATTGAAGGCTGTCCTACTTACCATCGTTGCCCTGCTCGCCGCCTCGTGCAAGACTACAAAGCACAATTCTACTATGCACGCACGGGACAGCCTCGCATGGGACAGAAGGGTCAGCGTTACCCCCGTGATAATCCCACCAAGCCTGGCGACACTCCGGGTCCCGACGGACAGCCTCCGTAAGCTCCCCACCGGAGCCGGATATACAAAGAAAAACGGCCGGGCGACGGTCAGCCTCTCTTACCGGGACGGGCACATCATCGCTTCTGCCCGTTGCGACAGCCTGGAGGCACTGATGTTCTCCCTCGAAGAGCAGCTAAGCCGAGCACAGAACCGGCTGGCGGAAACGGAGAAGACAAAGGAACCGCCCCTCGTACCGTTTTGGACGAAATTCAAATGGTATTCGGGCGGCATTTTAACAGGAATCATTTTAATGGTAATCATCCAATTTATTCGAAAGATATGGCAGAAAAGAAAACAACATCGGTAGGTTTGAAGAAAGCGCTCTTCGGGGAGGTGAACCCTAAAGGCGGCATGCCGACCGAGATGAAACAGTTGGCACGTACCTTTAAGGGAACGGCCAGTTTCACAACTGAAGCCGACACCGTAACCAACTTTTACTCGGAAGAAGAGCCGACAGTACCCGTGGAAACAGTGAGTTCGGAAACCGGTTTGAAACAGGTCAAACTCAACTTCATAGAATGGGATAACGATGTATTGGTAGAGGTTTTCGGCGGATCCATCGCCAAGGCACAGGAGGTGACCATCGAAGGCAAGAAATACACTGTCGACAAGTTTAAAGCGCCACGCGATGTAGTGCAGATCGAAAAGGCACTACGTGTCCTTACCAGATATAACGTGGTGATCGACATCCCCCGTGCGAAGATCCTCGCTCGGTTTATCTGGAATTTGGCAGCCGACCAGATCGCCCAGATCGAAATTACCGCTACCGCCATGAGTTCGGCAAGCGAAGAAGACGGGGCCTATGAGATCTACAAATTAGGAGAACCCACGGCATGACCCCGGTAGAAGCCATGGCCGCCGACGCCCTGTTGGACCGGCGGCTCAAAATAAACCTCCCTGCCCCGTGGCTGCTCCGGATCTTCGGGCGCAAGACGGTACCCATCCGGGTGAAGCTACCCACGGCGGGCAGCCTTATCCGGATGTCATCGCTCTTCACGCGGATGGAGATCGACCTGCAGCACCTGCATGACGGCAACTTCGGCAGCGTCTTGGAACAGATCGCCAAGCACGGCGTCACCACCTCACGGATCATCGCCTATGGTCTGCTGCGTGGCACATGGTCGGCACGATTGCTGAACCGTCCGCTCGCCTGGTATATCCGGCAACACATGCCGATGCAGGGATTGGCGGAACTGGCCAAGATCATCGTGCTGATGAGCACGAGCGAGGCTTTTGTGAGCATTATCGCATCGGTCGCTTCGCTGAACCTGATGAAGCCGACGGAGGCGAGCCAGCCGACAGAGACCGGGAGTTAAAGGAGGAGTATGATCCTCCCCATAGCCCGTTCGGACAGATCTACACCCTCGTGCAGCAGGGGGCAATCACGTATGATGAAATCATGAACCGTATCCCGTGGTGTGTCGTTTTGACCATGATCAGCGACCAGGGACGGATGCGGAAGAAAAAAGAAAGAGAAGAGGTACTCCAGAGCGAAGAGGAGGAGCTTGAATTTTTCGGATTAAAGTAGTAAAAGAGACAAATGGCACAGACAGATCCCGTATATATCACCTTTGAATTTCGTGGCGACATCGATAAAGAGGTCAATAAAGTGACGCTCGGCATCAAGGGGCTGCGCGACGAAGCGGCAACGACCTATAAAAAGTTGATTGCCGACAGTTCGGCCGCCTACAACGCCATGAGCGCCGAGAGCCGCAAGCTCGCCACGACGATGCAGGAGAATATCAGCAGTCTGCGTTCGCTTTCCGCGATGCAGGAACAGCTGGACCGGGAGCTTGAGGCCGGGACCATAAGCCTTTCGGGGTATACGCAGGCAAAAGCAGCCTTGGCGCTGCAGGAGAGCAACCTAAGAGTGGTGATCAGTCAGGGGATGCAGCAGCTGCAACAGCAGATGGCCACCGAACAGGAGGCGTCAGACAGCGTGGTCGCCCTGACACGCAAGTTGCAGCAACTGACCGAGGCCTATTCCCGGCTTTCCAAAATGGACCGTGAAGGTTCGGCCGGAAAGGAAATTTTGGAACAGATCCAAAGCGTGGATAATGAACTGCAGACCGCGCAGACCCGTCTGTCGGCGTACAGCCGTACGGCCGGAACCGGTTTCAACAGCCTGCAGATGTCGATCCAGCAGGTGGCACGTGAGCTGCCCTCGCTCACCATGGGGGCGAACATGTTCTTTCTCGCCATCTCGAACAACTTACCTATCTTGGTCGATAACATCAACATGGCTCGCCGGGAGTATCAGGCAGCCATCGAGGCCGGACAGCAGGCCACGCCGGTCTGGAAACAGCTGCTCGGCGGGATCGTCAGCTGGCAGACGGCCCTCGTCGTCGGTATCACATTGCTGACCGTTTATGGCAAAGAGATTACTGCCTGGACCAAAAGTCTGTTCGGCGCCCGGCAGTCGCTTGCCGATGCCTTGGAAACGCTCGAGGAGTTTCAGGAGTCGGTCGCCAAAACATCCTCCACAACGCTCACACAACTGCAGAGAATGTCTGCCGAATGGGAGAAACTGGGCGACAACATCCAGGCGAAAGAACAATACCTCCTAAAGAACCGCACTGCCTTCGAGCACTTAGGTGTCTCGATCGGCAAGGTGACGGATGCCGAGAACCTGTTCAACCAAGGCAAGGAGGCGTTTGTCGCCTCGGTGATGGCGCGTGCCCGTGCCTCCGCCGCGATGACGCTCGCCACCGAGAAATACAACGAAGCGATCCGCAAGCAGTTGGAGGTGGACCGGATGGCTGATACGCAGAGCTATACCATACAGGGTGGCCTGTTCGGGCAGACCACCTATGTGTCGGGTGAGAACCTTTCGAAAAAGAAGGCTCAGGCAGAAGCAGACAGCCTCTTCGACGAAGCCCGCAAAATATTGGAAAGAGGGCTGGAATACAGCGAAGAGGAGCGCAAATCCTTGGAAACTGCCAATCTGAAGACTATCCGTACCCTTGAGCAGGGAAGCGTGAGAGCGATCAAAGCATCCATCGCGGCAAAAGAAGCTGCCTTGGACAAACTGACCAACAAACAGGACTATGAAGCGGCCCTCAAGGAAATAGAGGCGGAAAAGAAGAAATTGGAAGCAATCATTGGCTCCACAGGAGGCAAAGTGGGCAAAGAACCGGCCCCGCTTGGATCGATTGCCTATTATAACGAATTGATCGCAAAGATGAAGAAGCTGCGCGATCTTGCCACAACGGACAAAGACCGTTCCGCCTTTGCCGAGCAGATCAAGGAATACGAAGAGAAGGTCGCGGAAATGGAGAACCGGATCATCATTTCCGGGAAAAAGATCGCTATGGAGACCCTGCAATCCTCACTCGAAGGAATCAAGGTCAACGTGCAGTTTGACAACCGCAACGTGTTGGAAAAGGCGTTCGGCAAGTTCGACACAAGCGACCTTGACCAGATGCAGGAGAAGATCGACAAGGAGCTTAACCGACCGATCAAGGAGGCTCGCGAGGGGATAGTCCTTCTGATCGACCAGTGGGACAGACTTTCGGATGCCGACCAGGCAAGCCTCTTGGCCGAGGAGTGCTATAAAGTGGCTGACGGCATCTCGATGGCTGCTGAAACTGCCGAGCTCTTCAACGAAGCGTTGGGAAGCTCCCTTGCCACTGTCGCCCAGCTGGTGGGCAGCGTCGGCGATATGGCAGGCGGGATCGGCCGCATCATGAGCGGTGACCTCATCGGAGGGGCTTCGGGCATCATCGGCGGCATCACAGGCATCGTGGGCAGCTTTAAGAAAAGGGTCGAAGAAAACAAAAAGATATTGGCGGAATACCAACTGAATCTGGTCGAAACAGCCATGAAGGAGTTGGAGTATAACGCCATCCTACGCGAACGGCTACGCATCCAGCAGCAGATTGGCGAAACCTCGCTCGAATACTTCAACCGTCAGTCTCTCGAACTGAAGAACCAAGCCGGTCAGATAGAGAAAGAGTACAAACAGGTGTGGGAGAAATTGCAGCAGGAGCAGTATATCACAGCTACGCACTACAAGCATGGCACTTGGTTCCGCAAGGCGAAGACCTGGAACGATTACGACTCGCTCGCCGGCAAGACCTACGAAGAGATGGAATCGCTTTATACGCAGGACAAACTGACCGAATCAGCAAAAGTGCTTTTCGAACAACTACAGAAACTGAAGGACGAAGGAGAAGATGTCGCCGGAATGATCGACGACCTGAACGAAGAGATGAAGGAGGCTTTCACCGGAACGAATACGAACGCCATCGCCGACACCATCCTGCAGGGCTTTGCCGAGGGCAAACGCTCTGCCAAGGACTTTGCCGACGACTTCCAAAAGATGCTGAACGATGCAGTGCTGCAGGGGGTGAAGATGAAGGCACTGGAAGAACCGCTCCGCAAATGGTATGAATCCTTTGCCGCCGCCTCGCAAAACGGGCTGACCGCTGAAAGCATCGCCAGCCTGAAGGCACAGTATGACAAGATTATCGAGGATGCAGCCAAGCAGCTGGAGCAGATGGAACAGGTGACCGGCACGACTATCGGCGACGTGATCGACCGCACTTCTACGGCCAAAGACATAGCCTCGATGAGTCAGGACAGTGCCGACGAACTGAACGGCAATTTCTATGCCCTCCTGATCTATGCCGACCGCACTAATCAGGGGGTGACGAACATCCAAGGGCAGTTGGTAGAGGGATTGTCCCTACTGCAACGCATAGCAAGCAATACCGACCGTCTCGAAGCCATCGAGAAGGATATCCGGCAGACGCGCAGCTCGCTGCAGAATATCGAAAACCGTGGGTTAATACTGAGAAAGCAATGAACAACAACCTATACATAGATGATCTGAATGTGCTTGGCCGTTTCGGCTGCCGGGTGACGCGGGGAGGATATAACGACCTTCTCGCTTTCCCGGCAATGAAAGAGCCGGAGCGGAACGACTGGCCCGAAGAGGATGGCATTGAGGTGGATCTGAGCGACCCGAAGCTGCAGCCGCGAGAGATTGCCATCTCTTTCCTTTCGGATAGCAACTCGCAGGCTTCCGACCTGATCGCTTATCTCTCCGACAAGGGGCAGCACACGTTCCGCGTGCCCTCCTTGGGTAGGGAATGGCAGCTGCGCCTTGCCGACCACCCCGTGAACCGGGTTTATCCATCGGCAACCTCTTTTACCTTGAAGTTTGTCGAGGATCTTCCGGTGAGACCGACAGCCGATGTGTGTGATCCGGACGTATGGTTACCCGAAAGCCGCTACAAGCTGGATGGTAAACCGATAGGCAGATACGGCGTGTATGTCTATGAGAGCCGGAACGCCCTGCTGCGAAATCCGGCGGCAAAGGTGAACCTGCAGCGCAAGATTGCCTCCATTGACGGGCAAATCTACGATGCAGAACACTTGGTCTTCCAGCCGAAAGAGGTCACTTTTAAATGCTTTTTAAAAACTATTCGAAAAGATGCCTTTTGGCAGTGCTGGGATAGTTTTTTTGCCGACCTGATCGCTCCGGGCGAACGGAGGCTCTTTGTAGAAGAGATTGGCAAGTCCTATCCCTGCTACTACAAGAAGATGAGCAATTGCAAACTGCTTACGCTGGGCGAACCGATGGTGATGCAGTTTGATCTGACCTTGGTATTCACCTCGTTCAGACTCTTTGAAACCGATTATTTCTTGGCCACGGAAGATGACATGTTTATTGTCACGGAAGACGGCCTGAACTTTATAGATATGAAATAGGCAATGACAGGACAGGAACAAAGAATAAAAATCAGCGAGCTGCCCACCTCGGTCAGTTTCTCAGGGCTGTGGACGTTGGGTTACCAGATCGTTGATGGTAAGAAAACGAGCGTAAAAGTTTCATTGGATGAGATCGAGAAGGCGTATGAGGATGCAGTCGCGGCAGCTTCGGCTGCAGGAAAAGCCGCCACCAATGCCCTTTCTGCTGCCGCCCGTGCTGACTCGGCAGCCGGTAAAGCTGAAGGGATAAACGTCGCTATTTCTGAAGCCGAAAGCAAGCGCATAGAAGCTGAGACCGCCCGTAAAGAAGCCGAAACCGAACGTGCCCGGATAGAGAATTTACGCCAGGAAACGGAAAAACTTCGTGAAGCGAATGAGATTCAACGAATCGCCGACGAAAACACCCGAATCTCCAAAGAAAACGAACGGCACGCAGCCGAATCTCTCCGGATAGAAGAAGAATCGAAACGATCCACCGCCGAGGCCGCCCGATCCGAAGCCGAACAGGCACGATTCACCGAAGAGACGAAGCGAGCCGACAACGAAGCCAAACGCGTCGCCTCCGAAACCTTGCGTAACCAGTCCGAAACGAAACGCCAGGAAGCGGAAACTCTCCGCAACCAGGCTGAACAGGAGCGCATTTCCAAGGAAAAGGAACGGATTTCAGCCGAAACAATCCGTGCCGAAAAAGAAAAAGCCCGTATCATCGAAGAACAACTTCGGGAAACATCGGAATCAACCCGCCAGGCAAACGAAACAACCCGTCAGGCACAGGAAGAACAACGGGAACAGATGACAGCCCAGGTTATCCTTGATGCTGAACAGGCAACCGGCAAGGCCAACACAGCCGCCGACCGCGCCAATCGTGCAGCCGAAGCCGCCGAAGGAGTCATCAGTGGACTGCAACCCGACTGGAACGTTACCGATCCTGTCAATAAGAACTACATCAAGAACAAACCGGAGATCCCGACGTTGGAGGCTATCCCGGACGAAAAGACATTGAGCTATGTCAATACTGACGGTACAACCATCAACTTTCGTATCGGCGATGAAGTGCGTGTAACGGAAGATGGAGAATATGTGTTCTACCGGCTTTATGATCTTGCCGGGGGAAAAGCCTCGTGGCAGGAATCCGGCAGCGGTATAGCCTTGCCCGGTAATGTTTATCTGACAGGAGCCAATTATTACAACGAATCAGTACGAACGATAAAACAAGGATATTTAAGCAATGAGTAAGAAAGGTGCATTTATTTATCAACAGATCGAACTGACGACGGCTGAATGGGCCGATAACGTAACCGTCTACCCTGCATCAGTCTGGTTATTTGAACGTTTGGAAAACGGTAAATTCAACATGAAGCTGGCTGATGGCGTTCATACGTTTGCCCAGTTGCCGGCCGTCATGCAGGAGGTGAAGGTCACAGTTAAAACGAATGATGCCACGACCTATATCCTGACGATCACGACGGCTGAAGGTAAGTTCGACACCCCGAACCTTCGGGGAAACAATGCTCCGGTTCCTTCGATCGATCCGGAAACCAAGCATTGGAAAATAGGCGAAGAGGATACGGGTGTGGTAGCCGAAGGACAGGACGGGGAAAGCTACGACGATACGGAAATCAGGAACGCGCTGACAGCCTTGCAGCAGCAAGTCAACACACTCGTTTCGGGTGACGCATCGAGTGCCATCGAGTCATTTAACGAGATCATCGCTTTCCTTGCCAACGTAGAGGACACACAGACGCTGCAAGGGATCATCGCCGGGCTGAACCAGAGCATCACAAACGTCCAGCAGGCGATTCCGACAAGGCTATCCCAGTTACAGAATGACGACCATACGGTCAAGGACGCTGCTTATGTCCATACCGACAATAATTACAGCAATGAAGAGAAAACGAAGGTATCGGACTCTTTGAGGCTGAAAGAGTATGTCGATGTCGGTACCTTAAAGTCGCTTCCTTCATCACCGTATAACTTGCGTTTTACCTATTCGAGTACATCTGTGCAGGCGATCAACTTTGCGAATATAGGAAGCGTTCCTGAGATGCAGGAGTTTTATCTGTCCATTAAGAACAACACCGGATCAACGATTAACCAACCGATCCCAAACGGTTCGGGCTGGCAATCGGAGGAAACAAGCGTTGAACTGCCAGCTGGTAAAGCCACAGGGGTATCGCTGAAAAAAGAACATGGGATAATTGTCGTGAGAGTATAATGAAAGGAGGTGAGAGATGAAGAGAAGGGTGATGATGGGAAAGAGAGAATTGGTAGAAGTTGTGGAAGAGTTAAAATCATCCGGTACATGGATGGTGCCAGCTGGTTGTAAATTTGTTGATGTATTCATTGTTGGTGGCGGTGGCTCTGGTGCATCGTCAGGCCCTGAAAGAGGTGGTGGCGGTGGCGGATCGGGGTATGTTAAAACATATCTTGATGTGCCTGTTACTCCAGAAAGTGTTGTTAGCTATTCAATAGGGAAAGGGGGAGATCGTGTAGTTTCGATGTCTGCTTACGATGATCAGAAGAATGGTCTTCCAGGGTCAGAGTCCTGGTTTAAATCTAATTCAATAAAAGCTCTTGGCGGAAATGGAGGTCGATATTCCGGAAAAGGGGGCGATGGGGGATCAGGTGGTGGTAGTGGAAGACCTGCAGAAAAGACGGCAGGATATATTGGTGGAAGTGATGGTTCTAATGGAGCAGGTGATATGCCTGGAATCGGTCAAGGGAGTACTACCAGATGTCCGTTCAATAATAAATTGTACGCCGGAGGTGGTGGAGGTGGTGGAGAATATAGTTCCGGATCAGCACCAGGTGGCGGTGGTATCGGTTATGTCGGAGATATTTCGAGAAGACCTACTAATGGAGAACCCAATACGGGCTCAGGAGGAGGTTCTTTTTATATAAGTGGTTCCAATGTCTCAGGAGGATGCTATTCTGGCGCAGGCGGTTCCGGTATCATAATACTTCGTTACATGAAATATAAATAAGACAATATGCTGTATATTCAAAAAAACATTCAGTTTTTGGAATTGGAACAAGAATTGCCTGATTCCTATCTTGTTGGCGACAATATCGAAAATTACGAAGATGGCGCTTATCTCCTGCTTAGTGAAGAGCAGGAACAGTATCATAACGACTATCCGGAGGCATCACCGCTCGAGTGTTGGTATATGGCACTGACACCGGAACCACAGCCGACACCGGAAGAACTGCTCTGGCGTGCCCGTGATGCCAAACGGCAGGAAATCTACGACAAAGACATCCATCATTATTATATTGATGAACAGGACGCATATGTCTCGAACACCCTGCAAGTGAAGGATAAGTGTGGCCGGCAGGAAGAAGTCGAAGTAGGCGGTCATCTTTACGCCTCGAATATCTTAACGGTTGCTCTTGACGAAATAGCGGACTATTCGGAGCAATGCGGCAAGGTGACAGACGGCTTGCTATCCCGTATCGATGCCGCCCAAACAGCCGAGGAGGTCGAAGCTATCGTGGTGGAAGGCTATCCTGAAATGATCCATACAACAACGGCAGCCTTGCAAACTAAAGCAGATAAGGCAATCGCTAAATCCCCGGAAGCGCAAGCCGTCACTTTCGCCCGCTCGATGGTGAACAGCGTCCCCCTTACCGCGAACCAGGCGTTGGAGATGCAAGTCCTTTTCCCCGTGTGGGGAGATAAGGGGGCCGAGTTCGGGAAAAAGGTATCCGGGCCTAAGGATGGTTTGCCGGGGTTCCGTTTCCGGTATAAAGCCGAGAAAGCCCAGGAATACCTGCTCTACGAGGTTATCAAGGATCATGCCTTGCAAGCTGATTGGATTCCGGCCGGACAAATGGATCTTTACAAGGTGGTTACCGTTGAGCACGCAGGGACATTGGAGGATCCGATCCCATACGTACAAGGTATGGCATTCGAGAAAGACAAATATTATAAACAATACGGTGTGATCTATCTCTGCATTCTGACAACCGTTACAGGTTATCCGAA